ATGTTTACTATTCTATCTGGTTTAAATTCTTTTTTAATTTCTTTTAAAAATGTTATTGAATCCTTATGTTGATAAGGTAGGTGCATATCAGAAATGACAAGTATTTTTTTATTCTTCATACAAGCATAACTTGTACCTTATTTTGATAATAATGTAAATATAACGTAACCCATAGCACTAATCAATGAGCCTGTTGAGATTAGTAAAATTTTCTCTAATCGTTTTACTCTTTCTTCTATTGAGTGGATTTTATCGTGAGTTAGTTTTTGCATGATACGACAAAGTTTTTCGTGTGATTCTATTTTTTGTAATGCGTTTTGTTTAGCCATTACTTTTTCTTTCTTGGCTTATACTTTTTAATGCCTTGTGAGATAAATATGTTTTTATACAAAGAAACCTTTTTGCCAAACTTTTTATCTGCTTTTCTTTTTACAGCTTTATAGGCTTTAGACTTTTTATTAAAAGACTTTGGTTTGCCTAATCTCTTTGGTCTAGCTTTTGCGTATATAGGTTTCTTTGCTTTCATTATTTTTTCTTCTTCTTTTTATTCATTTTGTTTTTCTTTTTAGCTGGTCGCCCTCTTTTGCTTCCATATGTTCCTTTTCCTTGTGGCATAATATTCTCCTATTAGTTTGTTAGTTTTCCACCAGACCATTTAGTGTCTGCTAGTCCATTATTATAAGATGACCCATCATATGTCAAAACTTGTTTTCTATTAGAGCCATCTTTATAAGAACAATGAATCCAACCACTATTAGGTTCTCCATCTTTCCAAAACTCTAATATTAATTGGTCAAAATCACAATGGTTCTGAATCCATAAAGCTACTTCAAGATTAGATACACCAGCTATCTCAAAATCTGCGGCTTCTCCTAAACAATGTTGTGAAGTTGCTTTTGAACCTATTGCTTCTGATAATTCTGGGCTTCTATATCCTGATGTAATAGTAACAGGCTTATCAAACTTAACTCTTACAGGCTCTAACACTTCATAACAAAGATCGCCTAAATTTTTAATCTCTCCACTACCAGCTTTATTAGTTATACCTTTTCTAGTAGCAGTTTGGCTTTTTTCAAATTCTTCTAATGTAAAATGTTTTGAAAGTTGCATAGATTATTCCTTTGTTGATTATTGGAAGTATTTTTTAAAAGAACCTGGTAAACCCAAAAATGGTCTGCCATCATACAAGTTATTATTTTCCTTTTTAATTTCGTTATAGTGTAAAAAAACTTGACCACAATTTTCTCCTTTAAATTCTTCTCGCCAATGTTCTAATTCACAACCTAAATATATTAACATATCTCCAGGATATAGTCTAACTTTTACTCCTTTGTTTGGATTTTTTTTTAATTTAGTTGTAGTTTCATATCCTGACACGACACTACTATCTCCTGTTGGGTCTAAATATATATCCCATAAATCGCCACCTAAATTTAAAGTTGTTGATATTTCACAACTAACTCTATCTTTGTGTCTATGCAATATATCGCCTTTTTTATAAATTCTTGCATAAGAATAAGTTGGATATAAATCTAATTCAGTTTCTTTTTTCATTAATGGTAATAAATCTTCTAATAAAGTTTCCATCATAATATCTGAATAATGAGAATAAGTTTCAGGTGTTTGTGTGTCACCATAAATACCAAAATAATCTATAAAAGGAGATATTAATTTTTTATCCATTATAGCTTTTGCAACAAACCTTTTTTTTACAAAATACTTGTAAATTAAATCTGCTATTTTTTTGTCTAATGCATTTTTTACTATTTTATATTTTTGTTTTTTAAAGTTGCTCATTTTTTTCCTTTGTACCAAGTTGATATAGTGTATCTATCTTTTGTGGCTTTATTAACTTTGTGTAATAACTCTCTGCCATTAAAAGTTAATACTTTTCCTTTTTCTGGTTTTATTATTTGATTATTAACAACTGTTTCTCCACCTGTAAAATTATCGTTTAAATAAATAATAGAGGTATAAGGGTGGTACGAATGATCTAAATGTTCTCCTTTATTATTACCTATCGGATATTTCACTATTTCAGAATAATTGATAAAACTATCTTTGTCTATATTGTTAATATGTAAAGTTAATCTTTTTTTTATAATTTTAAATATGTCTAAATCGTCATTGTTAAACTCTAAATTAACTAAATAATTCTTTTGAAAAATAAGTTTGTTATTAGACGTTTCAAAATACTCAATACAGAAATTACATTCTTCATTAGATAAAAAATTTTGTTTTTCAATTATCATCTAAACGGATTTCCTAAATGCCAATTAACTAAAGAATATCTAGTACCTGATGTAACTGAATTAACCTTATGCCAAACAAAACTAGGAAAAATTATAATACTTCCTCTATTTAGTTTTGGCACTTGATGTGTTTGTGGTTTTTTTATATCATTGTTAAAGTTAAATTCTAGTTCACCACCTTTATAATCATTTGGATCAGATATTAAAAATATACTAGATAATTTTCTTATTTTACCTTTACAATCTCCCTCGCTATAAGGTAATTCATATCCGTCTTTATGCCAATTATAATGTTGATTTAATTTATATTTTGTAAATTGTAGTTGTTCAGGAAAATCTAATTGAAAATTCCAACCAGCATTTTTGTTTGCTATTGACGTCCAATTCATTACTTCAAAATGAATCCAAGCATCAGTAAGCCAACATATATTAGAATTTCTTACGTTTTTTAAAAAATCTTGTTTTTTAGTTTCATCTTGTTCTAATTCTTTTGAATCTCCTGTTAAACCAATTTTATCTTGTTGTTGTAAACCAAATTTAATAACATCATCACAAAATTTTTCGCTTAAAACTCCGTCAAAATACCAATAGTGATTTTTAAGTTGCATTAAAAGTTAGATAGACACCCAACTAGACCCATTCCAATAATTATCTGGGTCTGATTCTGTATCTGGTTGATGTTCCCACCTTGTATTATCTTCATTCCAGAACATTAATTTTTGTTTATCAATAGTATCAAATGTTTCCCCATCAGGATTTGTAGATGGTGCTGTTGTTGGTGCTGACCAGTCATCATCAGAATTTAATACCCAAGATGGATAAGGTTTAGCAGTTAAAAATTTATCTTTATTAACATCATATGAAAATTTTATTCCAGCTTTTTGTTTTCTAGTTCCATCAGTATAAGTTTCTAAAAATCTAACACCAATTTTGTTTGTAGGAGAAACATTACTCGGAGTAAAATGTGTGCTTGAAGTTACCCAAGTATCAGCATTATCACTACCTCTATTATTTTCTATAATATCATTATCAAAATCAATAACATTAATAACTATATTATCTTCATCTAATTCTGCAAAATATCTCATTAAGCCGCACCCCAAGTTTCATTTTTAACTTTTAAAAAAACACTTTGTAAATTAAACATTCCATTTCCTCTAAATGGAGTTTCAGGCTCATTGACAATTACAATTCCTGATTTTTGTGGATTACCACTATTCGCTGGTGTGCTTGGACTACTTCTTCCAAAAGATTGATTTACAGGAGAACTACTTGGATTGCTAGGGTGACCCTCTGATGTACCAGCACCAGCATAATAAACTAAAGTTGAACCATCAGCAATCGTATAACCAGCACCAGCACCACCCATTGCACCAAAATTAGAACCTCTTGGCCCACCAGAAGATGGATAGCCAGGCTCAGTTGCACCACCACCACCACCTGTATAAGCTGGGTAGGGAGAAGCATAATCGCCGCCAGGATTACCTTGACCTGATATTCCTGAAGCACCTAAGTTTCCGCCAGGTGGTTGAGTTGCACCCCCACCAGAGCCACCGCCTGGTTGAGCCGCTTCGGTATGGTTTCCAGGTTGTCGTCTGCCAGCACCGCCACCGCCGCCTGTTGCAGTATAAGGAGTGCCATTAAATGTTAATGATGAACTTCCACCTTGCCCACCTCTACCATAAGCTGGAGAAGATGGTGGACTTGGAAATGCCGCACCTGTCCCACCAATAGTTACAGCTAGAGTTCTTGAACTTGGTGGAGCAGTAATTAAACCAGCATTAGCAGATTTAGTTGAGCCTATACCACCAGGATCAGTAGCCCCTGTTTCAGTACCATAATAAAGAACTCCACCACCACCGCCTGACGCACCAGCGTATGCCCCATAATATCCGCCACCGCCTACAATTAATGCTTCAAATTCTGTTGTTCCTGTTAATAACGTAAATGATGGATTGCTTGAAGTAAAAGATGTTCTTCTACCAGCAATACCTTTTGATGTAGTGTTTATAATTCCAATGAAGCCACCATTAAAATTCGCCATAATAATTTACCTCTAACTAATTTCTTCATAAGATATTAAACAAGTTAAGTCAGAATTAGCACTTGCACCGCCTTTAATATCACAACCCTCTAAAACATAAAAAGATGAATTTTTATCTATTACAACAATAGATGAATCTGCTGGAACAGCAATAGTGCTTGCGATTGCTCTTGTGTTTGAACCATCATTATAGCTAATAGTAACATCAGCGGAATTAGTACCATCTATATTAGTAACTATAATTGTATTAATTTTAAATATTTTTCCTGAACTGCCAGCGTTAGCAACTAATGAAGTTGTTAAAGTTGTATCTAAAGCAAAAGTTTGAGTTTTGCCATTTATTGTTGCTACATTTACTATATTTGGATTTGCCATAATATTCTCCTTTTATCCGAATACTATTGCCATTGCAATAGATTTTCCTGTTGAAATACCAGCATCAGCAAAAGATAATGTTCCTGAACCATTTGAAACTAAAGCTTGTCCTGAACTTGTTGCGTCTGCACTTGGTAAAGTTAAAGTTAAATTTGATCCTAAAGTGTTAGGTGCTTTTAGTGCAACATAATTAGAACCATTATCAGTATCTTCTGGGATTCTTAATTCTGCACCAGCAGAAGAACTTCCAGCAATAGCTAAAGGAGAAGTAAACGAAACTGAACTATCTATAAAATCTACTGTGTTTGCAGTAGTGTTAATTGTTGCTAAACTAATATCATCTGAGCCATCATAAAATTTTAAAACGTGGGCTGTCGCACCACCAGAAGTATCTAGCCAAATTGTTCCAGCTACTGCTGAACTTGGTCTTGATGAACCTGAGTTTGATGTGTTAATTGCTGATAAAGTATCATTTAAGTCCGATCTAAAAGACGGAAAACTTTGATTCTGTATTGAATAATCTCCTTGTGCCATAATTTATTTATACTCCTTTTAAAACCCTTTTGCAATAAAATCAAATGTTCTATTAACTGCTGAACCACTTGAATTTTTAAATGTTACGTTAAATCCATTAATAGTTTTTGATTCTACTAAAAAGAAATCTCCTGTAGCCATATTTTCGCCTGTAATTCCAACTGCATAACTAGCACTTTTATATGGGTTTGTAAATGTAACAGTTTTAGTACCAGCACCAGATTCTATATCGTTTCCACTAAATATTCTATCAGGCATATCAATCGTTACTGTTACTGCTGAAACAACAGGAGTTGAAGCATTATCACTTGAAGTTAAGACTACTCTAAATTTAAAATATCTTGCAGTATAATCTCCAATAACAAAGTTTTGAAAAGCTGTGTATGTAGAATTGTCATCACTTGTTGCGACTTCTATATGTGCATTACAGTTAGCTGGTGTATCTCCATCAAAGTTAGAAGAAGCAGAATCAAAATTACCACTTCTATTATCAAATAAATCGTCAGGGTTGCTAGATGTTTGAGTTAAACTCGCTGTAATCCTCGCTGTATGTTTAGCACCTATATCAATTACATCTGCAAATAAATAATTACCACTTGATTGAAAATCTGCACTAGAAACACCAGAATCAAAAAATCTAACTGTTTCGTCATCAAAATTACCACTAGCACTATCAAATAATTCAGAAGAATCTAATTGTATTGTGTTATCAGATATAGTTACATTTGATAAAGTTCCATCAAAATCAGGGTGTTCATTTTGAGTAGCTACTGCATTAAAATTAGCAATTCCTGTTACATTAGAAATAATTGCAGTTGCATTAGAACTAAAGTTACCAAGTTTATCAACAGCTTTTAAAAGATAAGTTCCTGATCTAGCTGGTACAGATATTGAAGTTGCTGGTCTTGAAACTTTTTCAACTAATGATACTGAGTTTTGCCAATCAGCAGTTCCATCTATTTTTTCACTAAATCTTAAATTATAATATGCTAAATCTAAATCTGGTACTTGTGTCCAACTTAAATGTGCTTCTTGTCCTACAATATTACATGAAAAATCTTCAACATCTTGTGGTGGTAAAATAGCACCTATTATAGTTCTTGTTGCCGCTGTATAATCAGAACTTACACCAAAATTAGAAACTGCTTTAACTCTTACATTATAAGTTTTTTGATCTATAACATTTAATACTCTGTGATTAAGACCTGATCCTTGTGCATAAATAATATAATCTGAATCTGTATTTAATTTATATTCTACTTGATAATAATCAACAAAGCTATCAGGAGAAGCACCTATCGCTACATCTAAAGCTACAATTACAGTACCATCATTGTATTCGATAAGTTGATCGTCTAACGTAACACTTGCTGGTGCTTGAACAATAAATGGATTAGGTAAATTAGTTGAGGGTGTAGAACTCACTTGTGCTTTATTTGCCCAAGTATAATGACTAGATTGATACTCAACAAGAGATAAACCTATTGTATAATCTTCATTAAATGTAATACCCATGCACCTAAATAATTTATTTGAGAAGCCTAAACTACTGTGGGTGATTCCAACTATATCTCCTATGGCTAAATCATAAGCATCAAAACTAACATTAATACCAAGTGTTAATGCTTCTCTACTTCTTCTTAAAATAACTTCTGCCATTTCTTCTGCTTGATAAGCAGAGGTTAAAGTCTTAAACGTAAATCTACCCTCTAATAAAAATCCACCATCAGCACTTTTCATAGTTGCATGTCTGTCTGCACTTGGTAATCCTGAATCGTCAATAGGTGGAAATTGAGATTCATTGACTTGATAATTTCTATTTGGATCAACAAAACCAACTATAACTCTATTGTATCTTTCATTTTTTGTTGGAATAGATAAATTATATCCACCTATAATATCATCTTCTGTTAATGTGATACTTGCACTTCCTGTTGTTTCAATAATTAAACTATACTTACCTTGTGTGTATGGAAGATAACCTCTGCAACCTTTTAAGATTTCTCTAACATTATCTATAATTTTTTGTGATGTATCTAAAGCAGTATTACAATCAAAAATATTTATATCACTTGCACCTGAATAGGGTGTTACTTGTGTTACGCAAACTTGTGAAGCATCATAAAAACTTTGTAAATTTATTTCTGAAACTGCTATACCTTTTCCGTATCTTTCATTAGTTAAATAATCTAATAAACACCAAGCTGGATTAGTTGAGTAAGCCGCAGTTTGTGCTTGTAAGCTAGAGTTATATGCTACTACTTTTTTACCTTGTATCTTTGCTTGTACTTTTGGGATTCCTGTAAATGCGTCTTGATTCCATTTAAATCTTAATGCTAAATAACATAAACCAGATAATTTATGATTGCTTCCCCAAGATGATAATGTTGATAATATAGATGATGCTGATTGGCCATCTGTTCCATAATGCGGTTCTACTTTAATTAAACTTTCACTATTTTTATAAAAATTACTATCTCCACTACCTACTTCTACTTCTGCACCATCTGATAAAGCACTTGCCCAAGTAACTATTTTTTCATCTACTCTTATTTCTTCTATATCGTTTATTTCTCCCTCTGCCATAACGATTGCCATATATAAATAAGTGTTATCAGTTCCAGAAGTTTCTATAAATACTCTTGTTCCACCAACAAGTCTTTCTCCAAAAATTACAGGGATATTTGCGTCATTACTTTGTTTGTTAATTAATAAACCTCTTTCAAAATCATCAAATTCATTTGTTCCAAAATCTTCAATTTCAGGAACTTTTGGTCTTAATACCCAAGCTAAAAATAATGTAACACCTAAAGATACAAGAGGATTCATGTTTTTAAAGAATCCAACAGCTTTAGTGACAGCTTTTACTATTCCACCAAATCCACCAAAAAATGATTTAATTTCTGTATCATTTATAGGCTTACCATATCCACCAATTTTTTTAAGATATTCTTCTTCTTTTTTATTTATGTAAGCAATAAACTCGTCTTTTGGTGCATACCTATTTAAAATTTTCTTTGCTACTTTAATTAGTAATCTATCAAACCAATTATACATTATTCTCTACCCCATCTAATATCTTGAACTGTTTGAGATGCAAAATCCATTCCCACATCTGTACTAAAGAATCTTTGTTGTGATGTATTATTAGTTTTACGACCATTCTTTTTTTCGAAATCTGCCCAATGTGATACGATTGATAAACCAACTGTACTATCTTTTTCTCCCTCTTGTATTTCAAAACTTTCTATCTTTCCTCTGTAAAGTAAAAATGGGTCAGCAATTATAGCATTAGAATCATTTAAAAAACCTCTATAAATATCTACATTATCATTAACAACATTTTCATTTAATACTGTTGAAATAAATGTTTGGTCTGCACCAGATAGATTAATAGTTACACTTGATTTAGTAACATCTGTTTCTTCTGTATGATTAGATATACCTAATATAAAATCACTAGCAGTATATGTAACTGATGAACCTGATACTGATGATGTTAATGAAAATGAACAATCTGTAATATTAACAGGAGTACCAAAGCTAATAGTAATAAGATGTATTGGTCTAATATCATTTGTTGCTAGTTCGTTCTTTACTGCTGTTGTCAGGCTTCTCGTCATGTTCCTCAAATGTTCGTCTGTTTATTTTTATTGAATCATTGACAGCATAAGTAGCATTTTTAGATGGGTCTTTATACTTACCTTGATTCAAAGATTTAGCATCAAGATCATCAGCTTCAATTATTTCTTCTGCCAAAAAATCAACACTAATCCAATATTTTACTTTGTATTTCATCTATAAAGATTCTTCAACATCAAATTCAAACTGATATAACAACTTACCATCTTTATTAGACCCTACTGCACCAAATTCTTGAATATCATTAGTTAGGTAAACTGTAAAAGGAACATTATCATAAGTAACTACTGAATTATTTGCAACTGTTGAAATTAAAGGTGGCTCAATAGTTACTGTTGCCGCATTACTTGAGCTTGTTACATCTTCAACAACCATATAAACTTTAGTATGTGAAGCAAATTTTATAAAATCTCCAGCTTTAAAAACACCAGCAGTATCAGAAGCAGAGGGTGTATTAGCTTGACCGCCCATATTTGCATGTGATGAACATTGATAATATAATGTGGTTGCAGAAGTGGCTACAACAATTTTTGTTTCAGCACCTGTACTTCCAGGTGTTCCTGTAACTGTAACGCCTGTTGTATATTCTCCACCTGATTTATCTGCGGCTGTATAAAATCTTAATGGGTGTGTTGCATTAGAACTATCAGATTGGTCAAAAATATAAGTATTGCCCTCTATTAATTCTAGTGTTGGCGTTTGTACTCCATCTATAAAATATTTGTTAGAGCCTGATACATCTTGCACAGTAACTGTTTTTGTAAATGTAGTGCCGCCTAAACTATCCATAGCGATAGTGTTATCACCTACTGCGTGATCTCCATTAACTAATACTGTTCCTGTTTCGCTACCTCTAGCATCTTCAATTTCAGGTGGGATTATTGTAAAGTTTTCTTTACCTGATCTTTGTTTGACTATAAAAGCCATTAATTGTCCATAAACATCTGATCTACTTCCTGTAATAATTCTAGCTGTAAATGACCATCTTTGACCATCTATTTGTCTTGCAAGTTTTTTACCAGATACAGATTTAGATATAATAGTATTTTGAATAGATTTTATTCCTAAAGTTTCAAATTTAGCAGAAGATATTGGAAAAGCACCAGACATTATATTAAGTTTCTACTCCCTCTTTCATTAACAGCACTATTAATTAATTGTGTAATAGTTCCTCTTGATCTAACTAATAATTCTTCAAAGCCAGAAGCATCTACTGTGTTAATATTAAAATTAACTGTTGTTGCACCACTATTTGTTCCTCTAGCTGATTGTGTAATTTGTCCTGTTTGGTTAGGTACAAATAATTCTGGCCCATTTTCTCCAACCATTATTGGTCTGTCTTTTGATACTGCACCACCTTTAGCCATAAAACCTAAAAATCCCATAGGGTTTCCAGACATTAACATAGCTGTTCCTTTAGCTTTATTTTGTTTTTCTTGTTCTTTAGTTTGTTTTCTCATTTCTGCTGTTTGTGAAATTAAAACACCTAATTTAGTATTTTCTAAAATTACAGATAACATCTGTCTTGCAATCTGTTCCACTAAAAAAGCAATTATTTTAACTAATACTGATTGAGCCATATTTTTTAAAGTATCTGTAAGTTTTTCTCCAAATACTACTGATCTTGCAAAAGCATTTGACATTGATGTAATACCATTATTAATACCCTCTGCAATAATATTTTTAATATCTTTTAATTTCATGTTTAAATCTTCTAGTGATTTTTCATTTAATTTTTTTACTTTATCTCCAACAGTTTCAAATTCTTGTCCAATGTTTTTAATTAAACCTAATTCTCTATTTGTTGATTCAACTTGTTTTTGTATTTCTTTTGTAGATTGTGTTAAAACTTTAAAATCATCTCTAATATTAGGTAATTTTAATTTTTCAGTAACGCCAGATAGTTTTTTAATTCTTCTATTAATATCATCTATAATTAAAGCACCACCAGCTAATTTTGAAAATAAACCACCAAAAGCAATCAGTAATATTCCCAACACACTTTGTAACTCTCTAAAGTTTTTAGTAAGTGTTTTTATTGCATTAGATAGTTTTAAAATTGCAACAGCGAGATTTTCTCCCATTTGCCTACTTAATCTTCTTATTGCTTCATCATTAGTTTCTGTAAATTTTTTTAAATCTCCTAATTGTCTTTTTAGTTCATCAAAAAACCCAGCCGCTATTTCAGTTTGAATTGTAAAGAAAGCATCTTTTAAGTTTGATATAGTACCAGATAAAGTTTGTGCTAGTTTGTTTGTTAGTTCTCCAAATTTACCACCACTTCCAAATGCTTTTGCTAATCCTTTAATAGATTCATCAACACTAACTTTTACTCCAGCAGAGAAACCAGCCATAGCTGTAACTGCTCTATCTCTAAATAAATCTGCTGAACCTATACCAGCACTAAATGATCTTTGTATTTGTTGAGAAGCTAATGCGAAATCTCCACCTAATTGAACTGCTGTGTTACCTGTAATCTTTAATAATTCTTCAAATGATATTCCAAGTGATTCTGCTTTTTCTGATACAGTTGCTAAAGCTGTTACACCTTGTTGAATATTAGATAGTTCAAATGGGGTTGTTTTTGCAAATTTAGTAACTGTATCTAATGCGGCTTTACCTTTTCTAGCACTACCAAATAATGCTTCTAATTGAACACCCAATTCTTCAATTTGCATTCCAGCATTAACTATTCCTTTAATTACAATACCAGCACCTAGACCTATAAAAGCATTTTTTAAGTTAAATATAGAACCTTTAACTTTTGCAAGAGTACCTTGTAATTTGTTAAATGCCTGTGTAGATTTATCTTTTGCGATAATGTCTATATTAAGTCTTTGATTTGCCATTATTTAAAATTCCTTGCTTCTGATAGTGCTTGTTTCGTTTTATACTGTTCTTGTTCTTTTTTCAAGTACGCTAGCCAAAGATTATAATGGCTTATTGGCATATCAAGAACTTGTTGAATAGTGATGTGAAGTCTATCTGCTATAACTAAAAGCGACCTGACATCAGGGTCGCTATCTACTTTTTTTCAGCTTCCTCGTAATTAGCATCTGCAAGTATTTTATTGGCAATATCAGATATGATATTAGAGTCTGCTTTTTTTCTTAAAGCAAGTTTATCAAATGGTTCAAATGCTTTAATCATTTCTCCTTTATCATTTTTAATTTGGAGTTTCATTATAAGCAAATCAACAAGAACAGTTAAGTCTTGAAAGTTACTAGACTTTTTAAAGATTATGTTTTTTTCTTCAAGGGTAAGTGGTTCTGAATAAAATATACTCGGATTACCATGCTCGTCTTTCCACTCATTCACTTCAATAGTGATAGTTTTAAGAGTTTCAAAATGAGTCTTTACTCTATCAATAACTGACATAAATTAGGATTATACAGTTCCTATTGTTAATGCACCAGTTCCTTGAAAAGTAACAGTTCTAGAGATAATTGCGTCCATTGAGTTATTTACAGACATACCAGTTACAATTCCTGTTCCAGTAAAACTTCTGTCGCCACTTGAATTACCCTCTGGTAATAAAATAAAAGCGAGTGAAGAACCAGCAGTTAAATTTGTTTGTGGTGTATCAGTTTCGTCAAAGTGCATTTCTAAAGTACCAGAGAATGAAGTTCTACCAGCAACAAAAGATTTAGTTGCATCTGTTAAAGCTGTGTCCTCTACTACATCTCCAGTTGTTTCTAGTGTAAATGAT